AAGACGAACTGATTCAACCCAACCTTCACGAGTATCAGGAATTTCATAGATAGATGCTGGCTCTGTTGGTGCATAGATTGACATTTTTTTATCTTGTCCAAGGGTATCAAATCCAACTCCAATGCCAAGCATTAAGGCATCCATTACCCAACCAAATAATGCACCTGGGTCATTGCGGTCAAGGTCTCTTGTTGAAACCATTGCACAATTTTGAAGGGATGAAGAGTTACGCTTCTCCATAGTCATAGGTGTACCAAATGCCCAAAGACCACGGCCTGGTGGGGTCCACTTTAGTTCAAACATTCTTTGAAAGGCTTCTTGTGCAGACTTCTGTGCTTTATTATCATTCCATGGTAGACGGTTATCTTTAGCATGATTCTTTTGAACTGAATACATACCCTCAATTACACGACGACAAACTTCATGCCAGCGTTCTTTAGTCCCATCTTCTTTAACACGAGAATATGTACGAATAAATGTTATCTCTCCTAACGAGTTAGATCCTGCATCTGAGAATCCAAATGGTGCTGGAATTAACTGATATTTGTTTACAAATTCTTCTGATAGACGAAAAGAAAATACGCTTTCTGACATTTTATATACCTTTCAAAGTAAAATTAGATGAGTACTTCATGTTTTCTGAAGTAGTACCTAAGTATAACATACTTTAAAAAGAAAAACACGCTCATAAAGAACGTGTAAATCTTTAGTATAGAGTTAGTACTCTATTGTTTTATAAGTACTATGCTGTTAAGTCTCCGACTACAACCCATGTATCTGTAAGACGCTTAATTAATGTTACTGATGACCACTGGGCACGTAACTTTAATCCAGGTGTTGAATTAACTGTTACGCCTACTCCAGCTGCAATTGTTGTTTGACCTGCTCCTGTTTGCAAAACTGTAATTTGTGATCCTACTGGAAATGCAACAGATGAGTTTGGTGGAACTGTTACAGTATTTGCAGATGCGTTACTTATTTCAACAAGTTTGCCTTTATCTGCAAGAACTAAAGTATAAGATGCTATTTGAGCATTAGTTGCAATATCTGAAAGTATTAAGTTACCAGTTCCAATTTCATCAGTAACCATTGATGCAAGATTTGCAGATGATGGAGTAGCAAGAAATGTTGCTACACCTGTTCCAAGGTTTGCAATTCCAGTTGCGACTGGCAATCCCGTTGCATTTGTTAATGTTGCAGATGCTGGAGTTCCTAATGCTGCACCAGTTGGGATTGTTACTGTACCAGTAAATGTTGGTGAGGCAAGTGGGGCTTTTAGTCCAAGGCTGGTTGTTACAGATGAAGCAAAGTTTGCGTCATCACCAAGTGCTGCAGCAAGTTCATCAAGTGTATTTAATGCTGCTGGAACTCCAGCTCCAAGAATTTCATCTTTTACTTCTGATTTAGCAGTTGCAATTGCTGTGGCCTGAGCTGTTGAAACAGGCTTAGATAAGTCTGCTGTATTATCAACGTTTCCAAGGCCAACCATAGTTTTTGTAATTCCTGTGGCTGTTGTTGTTACATCAAGCGTAGGAACTGTTACTGTACCAGTAAATGTAGGTCCTGCAATATTAGATTTTAAATCAAGAGCAGTCTGTTGCGCTGTTGATACTGGCTTGCTTGCGTCTGCCGTGTTGTCAACGTTTCCTAAACCTACCATTGTTTTAGTGATACCAGCAACGGTACCAGTAAATGTTGGAGAAGCAATAGGGGCTTTATCATTAATTTGAGTTTGAATGGCAGAGGTAACTCCATCAACATAATTAAGTTCTGTAGCTGTAGTAGTTAAAACTACATCTTCATTGATCTTAGGACTTGTAAGAGTTTTATTAGTTAAACTTTGGGTGTTGCTTGCTGTAGTTAAAACCGATGTGTCTGTAATCCCATGAACAGAAGTTGTATCCGAAGAGTGAGTAGAAACTGCTGTATCAGCGTAGGTCTTTGTAGCAAGGTCTTCTGTGTTTGCAATTCCATGAACAGAAGTTGTGTCTGAGCTATGTGTTCCTATTTCATTAGTTACATAGTCTTGTGTAGCCAAGGTTCCTGTTGAGTCTGGAAGAGTTAGGGTTCTATCTGCTGTAGGGTCTGTAACTGTAAGAGTAGTCTCAAAGTCATTTGCAGTTGCACCCTCAAACACCATTCCTGTTGTAGCATTAATTGTTGTACTGTTAATAGTAGTAGTTGTACCACTTACAGTTAAGTTTCCTGAAACTGTAACATTTCCGCTACCGTCGGCTAATACTACTGTTCCTGTTGCATCTGGAAGAGTAATTGTGCGGTCAGCAGTTGGGTCTGTTATTGCAACGGTAGTCTCAAAGTCATTTGCAGTTGCACCCTCAAATGTAATGCTTGAACCAAAAGCAGGATTTACTGTTGAACTAGCATCAATAAAGTAATCAAGGTTTACCCAGTGATTTGTTCCATCACCAATTTTAAATTTATTTGTATCGGTCTCATATCCGATTTCACCTGCGTTGAGGATTGGGCCATTGCCAGAATTTGTTGAAATCCACTGAGCAGCAGTACCTCTGCGCTGTTGCATTCTTGTTGCCATTTATAGTCTCCTCTTTAGGTGTCTTATAGTATTATATCAGATAATTAACTGAAATTATCTAGTGGGCTTCCGCCGTCATAACTGTTATTCCAGTATACTGAATCATAAAATCCTGCAATTTCAGTTGATGTAAAGATTGAGTCATAGAAACCAGCATCTTGGAATATTGAAACAATAAGTCCAGTTCCATCAATTGCTGTATCGTGAATATGTTGTCTAAGATCAGCGGTATCTGAAAATGTTGCAATCATAATCCAGTCAGCAGCATCAGTAGAATATACAGATATATGTCTTGATACTGTATCAAACCACAACTGTCCATTTACTGGTGCTGCTGGGGCTGTTGATGCTGGTGCAGCAATTGCTCCTTTACTATCTACATAAAGTTTTGTTGTTGCATGTGTGTTTTCGGTAGGAGTAGCAACTGTAACAGTTCCTCCAAAAGTACCGCCTTGGTTTACATCTAAACCATGCTTTACTTTAAAATCTTTATTTACAGTTGCCACTTCTATCCTCTTTTCTTAATTATGCTTCAATATAGGTCTTGCTTACCTTAACAGCTGTATCTGCTGCTGCTGCAGTAACTTGAAGAAGAACATTTCCACCGTCATAAACAGCGTTTGTTGTTCCTAGTTCACCATTACTTTGTACATTAGCGTACTCTGTTAGGTATACGTTGTTTGATCCATCTACTGCTACCAACATTTCAATTACTTCAATGTCAGTACCCTTTTTCATTTGAATTACATACTTAGCAGCAGTATATGTTGATGCTGAGAATGTATCAATTGTTGTTGCTGAAGTTCCAGCAGTTGCTAGAGCAGAACCAACAAGAGCATCTGGTAGAGCAATGCTTGTTGCTGCTGCTGCACCAAGAGTTGGTGTAACAAAAGTTGGGCTAGTAGTAAATGCTACTGTTCCAGATCCTGCTTCATCAGTTAGGGCTGCTGCGAGGTTTGCAGAAGATGGTGTTGAAAGGAATGTGGCTACGCCAGTTCCAAGACCAGAAACATCATTTGCAATTCGTACTGTAAGTGTATTGCTTGCACCATCAATTGTCTTGTTTGTAAGAGTCTGGGTTGCTGCTGTTTCTAGTGTACCGTTTAGGTAGAATGCCTTGCCAGAAGCAAGGTTAATGTGTTCAGATGAGGTCCATGCATCAGTTGCATCTATCCATGCGAAAGTCTTGTCTGTAGCACCCTTAAGAGTAATACCACCACCATCAGCGCCTGCATCTGTTGGAGATGCTACTGAACCAAGTGTAAGGTTCTTATCATCAACTGTAATTTCTGTTGAGTTAATTGTAGTTGTTGTACCATTAACTGTTAAGTCACCTGAAAGAACCAAAGATGTACCAGTTGCTGCACCAATGTTTGGTGTTACAAGTGTTGGTGTATTAGCAAAAACAAGTGCTCCAGTACCAGTCTCATCTGAAATTACTCCAGCGAGTTCTGATGAAGATGTTGCTGCAAGTACGTTTAACTTATCTGTTGTTACAACAAGAGTCTTTGTCTCTGGAATGGTTGTTCCATTGATAGATGTAGCGGTAGCCACACCAAGTGCTGGTGTTGTAAGTGTTGGACTTGTGAGTGTTTTATTTGTAAGAGTCTGTGTATTAGTTGTTCCGACTACTGCACCAGTTGCACCGTGTGCTTCTGTTAGGTTGCTGTGAGTTGTAAGATTGCCTGCAACTGTTGATGCTGAACCATATGCATCATAGGTGTTTGCAGTTACAGAAATTGCACCTGTTGTATCATTGTATGAAAGACCAGTTCCAACTGCATTACCTACTGCGTCCTGTGCTCTTTCATCTGTGAAGTAAAGGTTTGTTCCTTCTTCAATATCAGTTGTTGAAACTGCATTGACTGCTGATGTAATATCTGAAGTAAGTGCTACTGTACCAGTTGCATCTGGTAGTGTAATTGTGCGGTCTGCTGTTGGATCAGTTACTGCAAGTGTAGTTTCAAAAGCATTTGCTGTAGATCCTTCAAACTCAATGCTTGAACCAAATACACCAACTGCTGCTGGATCAGACCATTGAACTCCGTATGTAGCACCTGATGCTGCTGTAAGGACTTGACCATTTGTGCCAACGCCTAAACGAGCTACTGCATCATCTGCACTACCAACAATTAAATCACCCTTAGCATCAACGACACCTGCTGTGATAATATTCTTTCCATTAACGGTTGCTGTTGATCCCTCAACAACTAATCCCGCTTTTACTCTAAAATCTTTTGTTACTGTTGCCATTTTTTATATCTCCTTAGTTAAGCCTTTAAACCAATACGCAAATAGCGCAAGGTTATAGGGGTCAATCCACCCACTGGAATTACAGTTAGTGAAACTGTATTTCCTGCTCTAGACACGGAGATGGTGCCAATATTCCCATCATTGTCTACTGTTCCATATTCACTAACGCTTACATCTGTAGCATCAGGGACTATGGTTAATTCTGTAGCGTAATATTTATTATCGCCACCAGAAACTTTTTTAATTGAGATCAAATATTTAACTGATCTCCACTCACTTGCTAAAAAGTTATCAAAGAGTGTTGAGTTTTCAATACCGTTGATTGTAGTCTCATTATTTCCGTCTGAACCAAGGTCTGTTGATCTTGCAGAGGTGCTGTCAATCAAATCTTCATAGTTTGTTTGACTTGGACGGTCTCCAGTTTGAAAAAGAGCCTTGATGCTTGCAATTGATAATTTAGCCATATACGAATTATATCATAAGATATTAAAGTATATAGTTAGAGAAACCAATGATCTGCAAAGGAATCGCTGGTACATTGCCAATAGATGTTGGTATCTGTATTGCTGTAAGTCTTATTCTAAATGGTAGGACTGAGTTTATACTTACCCCACGAATTGGTTGGGTAATTTCTACATTTGGAGCATAAACTCTTTTAATGTCTGTTGTAAAAACTGGTGTATTATTATTTATAACAACTGTTGCCATTAGTTTGTAACATCCTCAAGGAGAATAATCTTCCCTTGAGCAACTGTCCAAACAAGTGTGTTCTGTGGAAGACGTAATTCAATATCAAAAATATCATTTGTTCTTAGCTGTGCGGATTGTGCTGCAGTTATATTAACCTTAAACTCACCATCAGCATCATCTAGGTCTTGTTCTGGTGTAATTGTAAAAATTAAGCTTGCGGTATCTGTAATTATTTGAGGATCAACTGGAGTGGTAGGTCTTTTAAACTCTACTTCAATGTCCCAGTCATCAATAGTTAAAGGTTCTTTTGCATCATCTGTTAGGTAAACCTTAAAAGATGCTGTATCTCCTTTTACGATTGTCCAATTAACAAATGGTGGTTTTTCACCAATGTCATAGGTAGATGATTGTCCTCTATATGTAGCCATTTTTATATTATACCACGATCAAATAGCAATTTAAAATAATTTAAATAAATATCATCAAAACTTGCTTTTGGGGCAATTTTGATGCTATACTTAGATAGTGCTACCAACGGGTAGCATCTTTAGTCTCTAGGAGGTTATTATTATGAGAAGAGATAAAAAGATTTGGATTGGAATCCTTGCTGCACTGGGGCTTATTGCACCATTAAGTAATGCAGCTAATGCTTTAAGTACTGAAAATAATCTGAGTAAAACAGCGCTGTCTGAACCTTCAACCGCCAAGGCGGTTTTTTTGGTTTCTAAGCCTAAAAGTCTGGTAGCAGTAAAAAAAGACCTAAACGTTCTATACAAGTATCAAGACGCAGTTAGTCTTACAGATAATCAATTAAAAGAACTTCTTCATGCCGTTGGTTTTCGTGGTCAGGATCTTGTGGAGGCTTGGGCTGTTGCTAAAAAAGAGTCTAATGGGCGACCACTGGCTTTTAATGGCAACGTAAAGACTGGTGACAACTCTTTTGGTATATTTCAAATCAATATGATTGGAATGCTAAAAGAAGGTCGTAAGGATAAGTTTGGTATTAATTTTAATAGCGAACTTTTAAACCCTGTTATTAATGCACAGGTTGCATATCACATGAGTAACGGTGGAAAGGACTGGTCTGCTTGGCATGGAATTACGCCAAAGACTAAGGTTTGGATGACTAGGTTTCCTTCCTAGTTCTAGGCAAACTTACTGCTGCTTATATGGTTCATTTCAATATGATTAATATTAAAATGACTTGGCAACTCTGATACCCATCTAATAGACTCTGCAAGATCTTCAGCAGTTAGTGCTATTTCACGCTTTTCTATTAGTGTATCAATAGTTCCAGGGCATATTTCAGTAACCTTAATACCGTATGCAGGAAACTCTAATCGCATAGTATCAACTAGGGCCATCATGCCTCTTTTAGCGTTTGTATAGTTTCCTCCACTACGATATGGAACTTTTCCACCTAACGAACTAACAAATATAATGGTTGGTGAGTCAGACCTTTGCATACATGGAACAAAAAGCTGAGAAAGATACATTGGGCCAGAAACATTTATTTCGTAGGCAATTCTAAAATTTTCCATTGTTTCATTGATAAGCATTGTTGGGCTAGATCCACCACCAGCATTATTAACTAAAAGATCTAGGGTTATGTCTTTATATTTTTCAAAGAATTCTTCTATTTGTTTTGAATCAGTTATATCTAGTTGATATGTTTCAACATTGTCAGACTCTATCTGAGATACCCTTGATAAGTCTCTAGAGACTGCTATGACCCTGTATCCACTTTCAGATAGCAGTTTTACTGTTGCATACCCAACACCCTTGCTAGATCCAGTAACGATTGCCGTTTTCATTTACATGCTTTCGTTGCGATTAAGATTCATTTCATTGTGTATCCAGTGACCAGGAATCATATACTTAAATCCAGACTTTACTACATGTGCCGTGTGAAAATATGGAGGAAATGCTGGAAATATAATTACACTATTTGCTTTTGGTTTTAATCCAAAATCAATTGCACCATTAGCAACAGATATATCATAATCTAAATCTACAGCTGGTGCTGATCCTTTAGAGAAACCATCTGCACTTGTCCATCCGCCATCATAGTCTTTTAACTGAAAAGAAATTTCTCCGCCTTCACAGTCATCATTTAAGTACATAACCAATGAGTATCTTAATGTCTTATCCCCATCTAGCTGGTCAAAATGTGCTCCCATGCCAACTCCAGTATTGTACTTTTTTATATTAAAGGTTGGGAAAAGTCTTGGCTCGTCAAAATCACCTAAAGAAGAAGCGTAGTCTTTGCAAACGTTATACATTGTAGTCATAATAGCATCGTAAATATATTTACTTTTTTCAGCTACTTCTCCACTAAGCCTATTTATCGCATTAATATCAAATGTTTTTGTTTCTCCGTAAATAAAATTTTTATCATTAGAAGCAGTCCAAGGGTTCCAAACATTTACGCCTGACTCTGTATATTGCTCAAGGGTATCTAGCTCTTTCCAAACCCTTTTAAAGGTATCAAAGTCTTCAATAGCATCCGTATAGTAGTATGCTTTTGGATCTAGTATTTCTTTATTCATTTGATTCTCCTAGTACTTATTTTTTTCATAAAAGTTTTTTTCTTTAATAAACCCAACAAGAACATATCTTATTGGACCCTTTCCTACGTGCTTAACTCCATGCTCATATTGCTCATTACCTGGAAAAAATAACATAGTTCCTGGCTTAGGCTTTAACTGGATATCAAGATTTGGAAAAAATAGTTCCCCATCTGCGTAGTCATCATTAATATACACAATCGTAGCGTATTTTATAGATGGGTCTGTTTTTTGATCAGTGTGAGCTTTTAACTCTACTCCTGCTTGCATTCTTTGAATTGTTGCAAAACCACTTAAAACCAACTCTGGATCAGACTCTATTACCATTGAGTTTATGTCATCATATAATGGCCTGTATATCTCATGACTTGATATATTAAAGTTTTTATCTTTCCAATTTTGAGTAATTTCAAACTTACCTTCAGCAACTAAATTGTCTACATCATCTCTACCAAATTTTTCCATGCAAAACCACTTTAAGTTTGCGTGGTACTCTACTTCCCAATCTTCTTGGGACGTACTATTAATAATATCCCAAAAGGTAGATATTTGGTCTTCTGATAAAAAGTTTTCAACAGAGAATAGTTCTGGAGTAATATCTTTAACTTCATACCCACTATCTATTAAATGTTTTTTAAAAGTCTCAATCATTTGCAATGTCTTCTAACTTGTATTTATTACCGTTGGCGTCTAACTTCCAACCCTGCTTAAGCAACTCCTGCCATTCTGCTCTTTCAATTTCTTGTTGTGCTCTAGTGGCTTTCATTTCTTTAGCCCACGCATCTCTTAATTCTTGTGGATAATCTGACTCTTCTCTGTCATCCCAGAAAGACCCAATGGTGTATCTTACTCCACTTTCTATTAGGGATACTTCGTGCATGTTGTTAAATCCCCCGTCAAAAACAGCAAGCATTCCTACTTGTGGTTTAATCTCTATGTCTTGATCTGGGAATCTAAGAAGACCACCTTGAAAGTCATCGTTCAGGTATAAGAATCCAGCGTATCTGCTTCTTGTAAATGCTCCAGAGTTACCATGCTCGTCAGTATTATCTGAGTGAACTCTTGCATATGCTCCTGGCTCCCATTTTTGCGTATGGTATCCAATTTTTGAAATTGTTTTTGGGTCAAGTCCATGTACTGATGCAATTGCTTCTGGCATTGCATTTTCAATGTCTGAAAATATGGTTGGGTTTAATCCAGCATCAATAACTTCTTGATCGTTGTCTTGTGGCAAAACTGAAGAGTATGATTCATAAAATGATATAGGCATCCAAGAAATTGCTCCGCTGTCTGCTTGAGCATCTAGGGCTTGAATCATCTTTTTGCAATCTTCTTTGCTTATAAAGTTTTCATAAACAACGATGTCTTTTGTTAATCTTTTTTTGTTTTTTAGATTCACTGTATTCTTACTCCATTTTCTATTACAGATCTTTGTGGATGCTTGTCTCTAAATTCTTTTTCTAGTTCTGGTTGCATTTTTGCCCAGACCTCTTTTCCAAACTCTTTTTCTTTTTCATACCACTCATCTGTTCCTTTTTGATATTTCTGCCAATACATTCTTGATAAAAACTTATTATTATTGTATGATGGCATAACTGCATGCAAGTATGGCATTCCATCTTCTGTCAAGTAGTCTGGGTGTCCTGATGGGAAGACTAAAAGATCTCCTGCTTCTGGCTTGTATTTTACAAGCTTATCGCCCATTACAAAGTCTACTTCTCCACCTTCATAGTTATCATTAAAATATATTGTACATGTTACAACAAACTTATATCCTGGAGCATAGCCTTGTTCTCTTATATAGTCTGAATGATATCTCATTCCAATTTTTTCATCTTGGCTGCTTACATGATACTTACCTATTGTTCCTCCTGTCCATCTCCAGGTAGGTACGGTGTTACCAAACTCATCTACAGATGTTTCATTTAAATCTATATTAATATTATGTCTTTTGATATAATCTTCTGTAACTAAATGAAACTTTTCCATCATCTCTACAGCAAAGTTTTTTTGATTTTCTTGAGTCTCTGTTGTTGTTTCTATATCTTTTATATTTCCAAATTTATCTGACATAGAAAAATTAGGAATTATTGGATTTAAATAATCTCCAAAAATAGACCACTGTGTCCAAGGACTAAAAAGCCTATCCTCTGACTCTACTAAAGAGTCTGTTAAAACCTTGTAAGACTTTGAAATATCTTTAAACATGTTTTTGTAAACAAGAATGTTTGGATATATTTCTATTGCTTCAAGGTTTGATGTTGTCATTTATGGCTTCCTGTCTCCAGTATGTTCTGTAATTTCCCAGAAGAATGGGCAGGTATATCTAATACCACTTTTAATTTCTGTTACTCCGTGAATATAGTTTTTATCCCCTGGAAAAAAATATGCAGCACCTTTTTTAGGCTTAAATTTAATTCCTTGCAATGGAAAGTAAAGTTCTCCGCCTTCGTAGTCTTCGTTTAAATAAAATAGACTTGAAAGATCGTAGTTTGGAAAATCATTTGGAAGTCCTGCATCTGGCCCTTCATGAAGTTCTTTGTCTGCATGTGGATTTTGCAACTGTCCTGGTAGCCATCTAACAATTGTAGGTCCTGTAGGCATAACTTCTACCTTGTAAAACTCTTCAACAATCGGCTTTAATCTTTCAAATAGTCCTGAAACAATTGGAGCTATTTTTGGATTGTTTTTGTTTAAACTTTGACTTGTTGCTACTCTGTCTTTCCAGTAATCTGAATCATATACCACTGTACCATTTTCATTAACATGGCTTTGTGTTACGTCCCAGATTGTTAAAGACTTTGCAGCTTTTTCTAAAAACTCTATTTCTTCTTGAGTCATAAAATTTTCTAGTTCAACAATCATTTCTTTTCCATCACCAAACCAGCCAGAAGGGGTCTTTGATGGTTTTCTTATTACAACAGAAGATTCTATATTATCCATAATTAGATTATACCATTTCCTTTGCTAGACGTGCTATCAATAACAGAAAGCCTTAAAGCTTTTACTTCATGTTTGCCCAAAGACTCTCCTTTTTCGTTTACTGCATCTCTATACCAATCTGTCCATGCCCCAGAAGAGTTTACCTCCTGTGCTGCGTTGCCATAAGAAATATTAGCCTCTAGTCTTTTTCTATCTTGATCTTTATAATCATATATTTCAATAGAAGAGTTATTAAGTAATGATAGAGAAATTGGCACTATGGTTGCTAATGGAGTTTTAGATTTAATTATTACTTGCTCTCCTGCTTTTTTTGCTTTTATTGCAAGTGGCAATGGATTATCGTAAAATGACGTGCTGATTAAATTAGACATGGTTTCAAAATCATTGTTAAAATAGTTTACTGGATTAATAGTAAATATACTTATATCGTCAGAGGTTTTGAATATTAATCCAGTATTAAGACTTATGGATGATTGACCTCTTCCGCCATATGAACCTTTTGGTGCTTTAATTATTTCAATATGGTCTTGGGTTTGATCATTTATTCCATCCCAAATAAACTCAATATCTTCTAAACAAGAAAGGCTCCAGCCAATTACATTTGATTGTGTTACTGGAAAACATCTATAGGCATGACCCTCTGATGTTGCATCCATCCAGTCTCTTTTTATTGACATTGGGGAAATTGTAAAGGAAGAACCATTTATTTTTTCAACAGATATATTTAACATTAGTCGTTGTCAGCAACATACATTTCTGGAGTATGAAACTTTTTGTTATAGTCTAACATTGTAACAATAGAATATTTGATTCCAGAGTTTACTGGCATTGCTTGATGTGGATACATAAAGTTTGATGGAAATATGTAAAGATCTCCAGCTTGAGGTTTAATCTTTAGATCTTGTAATCTAAAATATAGCTCTCCGCCTTCATAGTCATCATTTGGATATGCTACTAATGATACTGTACAGTTATATGAAAATCCATGGTCATGGTGTTCTTGGAAGTGCTGACCTGGGCCATACTTAATAAAGTTCATAGCTTCCCAATACTTTAAATCCATGATGTTGTAGTCTCTTCTGTAGTCTTCTACGGCTGGGAAACATGCATCGTATACGTCTTGCCACAAAGACTGAAGCTCTAAGCCTGAATGACTCTTGTCATTCTCTATATCTGTCTTTTTAAACTTAAAGTCATTACAATCTCTATATTCTGGCATTAACTGTTGGTACCCAACATATGCTGGTAGCCAACTATATCCAGTTTTATCTCCCTCTGGCTTTAGGTTAGACTCAAGTCTACTGATCACATTGATATCTTTTTTAATTACATCCCTATATACAGTTATACCGTTTCCAAGGTTTTCTTTCTTTGTCCAAGTTGTCATAAATCCCCCTATTTATATTCTCTTCTAGACCAGACTTTGTTTTTATAAACTCCGCCGTCAGGTTGGCGATAAAAATTTGCGTTCTTTACCATTTTATCATAAATTTCTTGTTCCTGTTGAAACTTAATCTCATGGGACCAGTCTTCTCTTTTAAAAGGAAGAATCTGTACGTATGGAGTTCCTGCTGGAATTATACCTTCCCATCCTTCTGCAATAAAAAATGGAAAAGTTCCAAGAAGATGCACCTTGTCGTTATCAACTATCCCTGTTGTATTAATAAAAGGAAGATCAAACCTATTCATGGGTGTCATAAATAATCCACTATATCCTTCTGGTAACTCTATGGCCCAATCTGGATACCAAGCAAAATGATCTTTATAGAAACCTTTTGGATGTTCAAACTGTGGCATAGATGAACGCTTTCCACAAAAATCTTGATACCTTTGATCTGATATCTTAACATCAAGAGAACCATATGAATTTTTTACAAACTCAATATCACAAGGTGTTTTTAAAACATAGCCTGTTGAGAATCCATCCATAATGGCTGGACAAGCCTTCCAAGTTGGAATCTTTCCATAATCATCAGTTGTTCCTTCTTTAGCAACTGGACAAACCATTTTATTTGCTTGATAGTATTCTCCATTTGGCATTTTTGCAAACCTATCTGCATCCTTATACCATTGAGGAATTTCTTTTTGTGTTGGTGCAGGAACTGATGAGCTATCTTTATTTAGCCATGATCTAAACGACCTAAAAATAGCTACATTATTTTTTATACTCATTACTTATGACCAATTTCATTAATGTCTGTCATAATTACAACACAATATTTTGTTCCTAAGCTTATTGGCAGCGATGCGTGCTCATAAATATAATTAGAAGGAAATACTGCTATGTCTCCTACTCTTGGCTTATAAATGAGGTTATCTAGTCGTGGAAACTTTAAGTCTCCCCCTTCGTAATCATCATTTATATATATAACTGCAGAAACTGTACAGTTATAAGCGGGACCATGATCAGCATGTATGTTAAAGTGAGTACCAGCCCCTTCATACTTGACAAAGTTAAAAGCTTCATAATACACAACGTTAATGCCCCAGTATCTAGCATAGTCATCTATGCAGTACTTAAGCTTTTCATATATTTCTTGATGCAAATCAATTAGTTCAGCATTATGTTCATTTCTTGGTCCTAGATTTTCTTGCTTATACTTAAAATCTACGCAGTCTCTTGCTTTTTTAATTGGAACACTAGAGTTTGTAACTTGAGCCTCTGACCACTTATATTTATTACCTGTTGATAGGTTGGACTCAAGGGTGTTGATGTATCTTGTGGCATCCTCGTTAGAAAAAGTATTTTGGTAAACGTGTAAACCCAAACCTAAATTTTTTACTGTTACTTTATCATCTAGAGCTCTTTCAGGGACTCTATTTGATGCAGTTTCTGATCTATCTTTTGTAAACCAGGAATTTTCATTTTCATTATGCATTTTTTTCTTTACCCCATTTTCCTATAGGACATTCAGCTTCTGGTAATGTTGTTTTTGCAACCATAAAGCAACCACATTTTTTACATTGTTTAGTTAATTTTATTAACTCTGGGCATTCAAGACATATCTTAAGTCTATCATCAGAAACTTTTTTAGGCACAATCAGTATTTTTGGGTTAATAAGATCCCAAGGTCTTGTAACACCAAGGTTTTTCTTATATTGTTCCCAAGCGGACTTCCCACCCATTAGCCTTTAGTTTTCTACAAATTCAGTGCCGTTCCAAGTCCAAGCAATAGTCACATCAAGGTCATCTGGAATTTCCACAAATTTTGGGTCAGAGGAAAAGCCTGCGAGAAGGCGCTCTCCTAAACCTGGATACTCTGAGTCTATAGTAGTTATTGTAAATATATCAGTACCTACAATACCAGCAAATCTTTTAATTGTCATTATTTTCTCCTATTCTTTAATTAAGTAAAGCATACCATATCTTTTAGCTGTAGCACGTCGTGCCATCCCAGTAATTTCCAGCATTTTGACAGTTTTGACAGGCCACGTTACAGGCAGGTGCGAAGTATGGTGGGAAGAACGGTGGGAAGAATGGTGGGAAGAACGGTGGGAAGAACGGGAAGAATGGTGGGAAGAACGGTGGGAAGAATGGGAAGAACGGGAAAAATGGTGGGAAGAAAGGTGGAAAGAATGGAAAGAATGGTGGAAAGAACGGACCAAATGTTGACACTACAGAATTACTTGCAGCAGATGCAGTAGAGTTACCATTTGCATTTGTTGCTATAACTGTATAAGTATAAGTTCCAGCAGAAATTTCTGTAAATGCAATTGGAGTAGAAGCTCCTGTAGCTGTGCGAGCAGACGAAGATGTTGCAGTATATCCAGTAATTGCAGAACCACCAGTTGCATTAGTGGTAAAAGCTACTGACACAACACCACTTGCGCCACCAGTAGCGGTACCAATGGTAGGAGCCTGTGGAACAGTAGTTGCAGTAATACTATTAGATGCAGCAGAGGCAGGGCTTGTGCCAACTGCATTAGTAGCAGTTACTGTAAATGTATATGCTGTACCAGAAGCAAGACCTGTTACAGTTAATGGAGATGAAGCACCAGATGCTGTAAATCCACCAGGGCTAGATGTTACAGTATAAGAAGTGATTGGTAGTTTTCCATCAAATGTAGGTGCAGTAAATGTAATTGTTGCAGAACCATTATTATAGGCACGACCAGTTCCAACATTTGTTGCTGTTCCTATTGTAGGTGCAAGTGGAGCTGACTTTGTTGAAGAATCAATGGAATTAGGTTTCTGGGCGCTCATGTTCATAAGTATACCACAAAATAACACATTTTAAACATACAGACCATTATATTAATTTTACATTTTTATTTTAAAGAATATTTATATACATAGACTTAACGATCATTGAAGACTCATTATCAGTAAGGATCTGTGAGTATGCACCTAGGGTTTTCATTTTTTCATTTTCTACAAAAAATGTATGTTCTAGGGATAGGTCGTATTCAAACTGATATTTTAAGTTGCCAACCAAAGTCGTAGGCCCATATGAAAGGTCTGGGGTAACTGTCCTAAACCAAACCTCTGTATTATTGTTAAATGTGCTTAAAGTAATATCATAACGAATTGTTATAATAGATCCTGCCTTTAAACCTTTTAGGTTGATTCTTTGTGTCACTGAATTCCAAAGTGACACTGAATTTTTTGGAAGAAATCTTAAAATATTATTATCTGCATCATCATCCATCAAAATATCTACCCAACCATCATTACCTCTATCAGGGCCTAAAAATAATGGTTTTTTATTTTTGTTTTGATAATATGCCCATCCTGGATATTGACCTGATGGACTTTTGTAACCCTCTCCACCGCCACTACCAGGATCCCCTTTAGGGCCTTGTGGTCCTTGTTTACCATCTTTTCCAGGAATGCCACGCTCTCCTCTTGGGCCTTCAGGTCCTTGTGGTCCTGCTGGGCCTACCTCACCTTTTTCTCCCTGTATTCCTGGCACGGCTATATACTCAGTATTGTTAGCCTCTATGCTTTTGGTTGATTTTACTGCTTCAGAATATTTGGTTTTTGGAGCATCCATATTTTTTGATATGGCCATTGGTTATTTCTTTACTTTGAAAACAGTCCCATTAACTTTTATCAATGGTGGAAGTTTTGGATTGGTGTCCTTAATTTTAATTATCATTTAAGACAAACCACCAATAGTACTTCTTGCAGTGCCTGGAGAAACATCTCCAAGTACACAAATTGTGCCTATTACTGGAGTCCAAGTAATTATAGAATTGCCATCTGGTATTAATGCCTGTAGGTCAAATAGCAATTCTGCTACTACCGACCTGTACTTTATTCCCCAATTTTCAGTTATAAGTGCTGGAGCGCTTACAGTAATTACTGAACCATCAACTAAAACATCTAGTTCGTCAAGTACATCTGTTGTTGGGTCATATGCGGTAGCAGAAAATTCCCATCCGTCTGTATCAAACTCTGTAACTTCATCATTTTCAAGAAAAGAAACAGTAAAAGAAGCATAATCTCCACGGACAACGGCCCACTGAATATTTGCTGGGGTTGCTCCAAATTTTTCCATTGTAGGTGTACACATATCATTGATTATACCATAAAATAAAGCTAGTACCTAGGCGCAGTGGGGTGGGTTAGAACCTAGGTACTAGCAGACTTAAATTATAACATTATTTATATATAGATAGACAAAACGGACATATAGTATAACAAAAAGTTATAGGGCCAGGGTATTTGGAATTGTTATAGAATTGTTATAAACTTTTTTTGAACTTTAAGTTGAATCAATCAAAACGGTAGTGTATACTTAAAATATATAAAGAAAAGAACTATATCTAATATAGGTTTTTAAAAGATAGTTAATATATTATATATAAGGAAAATAGGAAAATTAGATTATTTGTTAGTCTTAGCAATATGCTCAATTAAAATTTTATACATTTCATCAAGTTTTGATTCTTGACGATTTCTAGATTCAATAGAGTCAATTCTTTGTTCGTCTAAAGCAGTTTCAAGTCTATTAATTTGATCCTTTACGCTTGAGCCTCCATTGGGCTTAAGTTCGCTTAGATAGTGTTTAACAAGCCACTTGATTGAAAAAGCTATAGATGAAACAATTGTAAGAATTGCTACAATTAACGAAGCCCAGTCTTGAATTGTCATAATAAGATTATTATATCATTATTTAAGATTGATTAAACTATGCTTGTAATAATTCCGTTAGTTACTGTTACTGTTTTGTTGTCTTGAGAAGTAAATGTTCCTGTTGCTCCCCCGACAAAAGCAGTAGTCTGAACGCTATTATTAGGGAATGTAATTCCATTAGTTTGAAACATCCACCTATCTTCACCCATGCTTCTAAAGAATGTATATGTTTCTCCAGTTATAAAAGTGAGACCCTCAGCAACAACTGTCATTGCCCCTTCACTTTCGGTAACAGAGGTTACTGTAAAAATATCTCCGCCTGTGTACAATCGGACAGTATCACCAACAATAAT